GGTTTTCCCGGTCTCGGGATCCAATGCCCGGCGTTTGAGTTCGGCTCGGTTTTGTCCCTCTATGACTGCCGTCGTAGTACAACGGTCATTCGGATGGAGCGGCGGATAGTTTATGCCCTCTTTCGCTTCGGAGACCGGAAAAGTCTTGCCGTCTAAAGCGCCGCAGACATCGCAGGTGCGCCCGTCAAGGGTGGCGAGAAATCTGTATTCCATTATGCCTTCCTCTTCGTATGCCGCTTTTTCAGCGGCGTTGTGCACACGGTTCGTCTCGGTGCGTATCAGCCGCATCGAGCTGTACATTCCGGACTGCATAGCGTCGGCGAGCTGGCGCGCCATTACCTGCGGACCCGCTCCCGTCATAATTCCACGCGACACAATACCGTATGCGCTGTTGGCAAGCGCGGATGTGTTCTGCCAGATACGGTCGGAAAAATTCGCGCCTTTCCATCGGTCATTTACTATGGTGTTTACGGCACCTTTCGACAGGGCTGAGAACTCAAAGCCTAATCCCGTGCCGATCTGCGTGTCATATATGCTGCGATAGTATGTATCCCCGCTCACGTCTTCAAGCAGCCGCTTGAGTTCCCGCTTCTCCCGGTCAGCAAGCAATGCCGTTTCCGTCTCGATATTGGCTTTCAAAGCCTCAAGGCGGTTTATCCTCGCGGCGTATGCCGGCGCATTGAGACGAGCAAGTGCTTTTCTCTTTATGACCGGGTCTTTTATGTTATTGAGCTCTTTGCGCAGTGCTTCCAATTCCGCTTCCGCTTCTTTGGTATTCAACATCCGACGAGCTTCTTCCGGCGTCAATTCACTGTTTGCCGCATAACGCGAAAATATCCGGTTTATGCGGGCGTCGAGGTCTTTCTGCGCCTTGGCGTATAACTTGACGGTTTTTGTCTTTATAACCCGTGTCGAGGCACGTCGGGCATATTCCTCGCGCTGCAGTGCCCGCTCCTCCCAATAGAGATCAGAGCGCATTATTCATCATCCTTTTCGGAATCGTCCTTGTCGTCATCGTCGCCGATAAACATCTTTGCGTTTTCCTCGCGCTGCTTCTGCAGCTCTTCATACGCCTGCGCGACATCATCAACAAACGGGTGCTTTGCTAAAAGCATCTTATCGGGCACAAGCCCCTGCGACTTCTGGATTATATCCACCGTCTCCGCGTCATTGACTATCATCGACTTGTGGACATCGTATTTGATAAGCGTATAGTCATAGTCGGTACCGTTCTTCAGGTTGATATCCTGCGTAATAAACCATGACAGCTCTTTCAGCATGACCTTTAACTTCGAGACAAGCGGGTCAGCCTTGAGGTCAAGCAGGGTGTAGCGGAATTTCAGACTGACGCCTGACGGCGCGCTGCCGAGCTTTTCATCGTTCATATCAATACCGCGCCCTATATGGTATATGTCCCGGCGCAGCATATCGAGCCAGGCGAGGCGCTCGGTGACATTCAGCGTGACCTGCTCCGCGCTTATCTTGCCGGACGGATCGCTTATTGACACTGCCTTGTTTATCTGCAGCTTCTGCTGTATCGCTTTTGCAGTCTCTCCGCCGTATCCCTGTATCATCCAGTAGAGCTCGACGAGATCTATCTGATTATTCGTCGACGCAGAAGATATCAGGTTATATGCATCAAGTAGTCCTTTGATGCGCGAAAGGTCGGTCTGATGCGCAGAGTTGTTATAAAGCGGCACAAACGGAATTCTTCCCCACGACTTCGCCTCAACCGAAACGCGCTCGTCGTTGATTATCTGCTCGTTATACCAATGCGGGCTGTTGCTTTCGAGCACGAACTCTCCGGCATCGTTTTCGACATAGCGCTTTACCCCTGTCGCAGTCCACCACTCTACCCGCTCCCGCTCCGTCTCTGTGCCGTTTTGCACGACGGTTATTTTATAGTGGCGGAAAAAGTCGGTAATCACCTGCTGATAGCTCATATCGCGGCAGGCAATACATTCCGTCGTCGGGATAACAACAAAACAAAGCTTGCCGGCTGCCGAGTAATAGACATGCAGCCATCCGACGATACAATTCGACGCATTTGTCGCGAGGTCGGGGAGCATGTCAACAAAAGCCTCGTCTGAGGTCACTGCGGTGACAGCGTCCTCAAAAGCTTTCAGGCTTTCATCCACACTGCCCGCTCCGTCATTTGCACCCTCGACGGAGACGGAAAGCGGCTTGCCGAGGATGTACGCGACTTTCTGATCGACCATCAGCGCATGGAAATTATGCACATTGTGGTGATTCGAATTGTTTTCGTTGATTATCTTAACGCCGCCGCGCTTTATGCCCGCCGGGCTGTTTTCGTCTTCTTCGTAAACGACCGTCTCGCGGAAATCTTTCTGCAGAATGTCCTGCATACCGCGATAATACCGGAGTCCCTCGCATGCCGCCAGATAATCCGGGTCTTCCCGCGCATTTTTAAGCACGGTTTTGATAATCTCATCGTCCGTAGCCGTATGGTGATACGCGAGCTTTTCTCTTATCAAGTCCATATTGTTAATCATTAAGTTACCCTCACATTCTGCTGGTCGTTCTCAGTGGCGTAGCGCGTGGCGTCAATCGTGTGGTTGTCCCTATCGGGATAGTTCGCTTTATAGTTGCCATCCTTGTCCCGCTCGAGCTCATACGATGAAAATTCCCGCGCCGCGTTTGGACAGCGGGCGGGATCTATTATTATTTCGTCGAGGTCGCGCAGCCATTCTATGCCGTGCTTCACGCTGTCCGGACCTTTGCGTGCGCCTCTGACTCTCAGACCGTATTCATACATATCCGCTATAGACTTCGGTTCGGCGGAGTCTGCGATAATTTCGCCGACAGCTCCGCGAGATTTTATACGGTCGGCGGCAAGTCTGTTGCTCATGCCCGCCGCGTATATTTCGTCGTATATGTACAGTCGCCTGCGCGGCTTGTCATAGTTGCACGATATAAAAACAAACGGGTCAACCGCATAGCCCCAGTCTATGCCGCGCCTGATACGGTCAAACCGCGCAATCTCTTCATTGCTGATGGGTCGGATACTGATGTTCCGGAATACCTCGCCGCCCGTGCCGGTGACTTCCCCGAGGAACTCGTGCCGATACCGTTCCGGCGAGTGCTGTTTCAGGTGCTCCGCCTCCAACAGCAGCGGCGCGCCTATCCAGTCCTGCGGCACAGTCAAATATGTGCTGTGATGTACCAGGCGGTCGGCGCGCTCTACACGCACCTCATCATTCACCCACGCCCGCAGCGACTCAGGGGGATTGTACGAATAAAAAACATCGAATTTACTGCCGCCGCGCATGACCGACTGCAGCACATTATCGGTTTCCCGCATCCCGGAAAACTGATTCCATTCCTCGAACCAGATATAACGAAAATAGCCGAACGGGATTTTTATGGACTTGACTTTCATCGGATCGTCAAGACCTCGAAACATAATCGTTTGCCCGCTCGGCAGATATGTGATTTTCATCGGACTGACCGTCGCTTTAAAATACTGCGACACGCCCAGTTTATCAATAGCCCACAGCATTTGTGCAAAAACGCTGTCCCGCAGCGTGTCTGCAATTTTGCGGAACACGATCGCGTGCGCGTCAGGGTTTTTAATGATGCCGCAGACAATTTCAAGCGATATATAGCTGCTCTTCGTGCTTCCGCGCCCGCCTTTAAGCACATAGTGCGTATGCTGCCCAGCACACACATCGCGATGCACCTCATAAAACGACGGCGCGATTATGTCAGTAAGCCTGACGGCCATGTTAGCCGCCCCCTATATCGTCGATAATCTGCGGCGCGTTGACGGAGACTTCAATTCCATCCTTAAACAGGCTGAAACGCTTTCCGAGCAGCTCCGCAGCCTTCAGGCGCTCCTTTTCGTCCGGCGGCTTATCCAGAACCTTTGCCGCCGAGCAGCCGTCGCCTTGACCTTCCACAACCACGACGCTCGCCGTGCTGTCTCCGCGCATCACGGCGGTGAGGTACTCCATGACCTCCTGCGCGTCGGCTATCTTTTTCGAGCTCAGTTCATCGAGTTTTGCTTCGATGTAGGCTTTAACATTAGCATTTGTTAGCAGCCTTGACGCATTGGCTCTCGCAGCATCATCCGATTTTATCCGTGGATAAGCAGCCTTGTATGCTCTTGTCGCGTTGCAGTCGATGATGTACTCATCTGCAAACCGCCTTTGCTTGTCGGTCATGGGTTCACCTCCGTTCTTGTCGTAAATCAAAAGCCCCGCTATTTATGACGCCGCGGGGCAGGCGTGTGTGAAAGGGGACATAAAAATGAAGAATAGAATATCTGTAACATTCTTCAGGTTATATTTAACCATATGTGCGCGTGACATATGGGACAAAATCAGTTCTTCGCTATAAACCTATAGCAAATTTTCTTGACACTGTACCCCGTATTATGCCCTCCGACCTTGTCCGCCACTTCTTCCCATGTCAGTCCCTCGATAAAGCGCAGCGTGAATATCTGCCGGGTCAGGCTGTCGGGAATATCCGATATGTAGCGCTCAAGTCGGCTGCGCTCATATATGCGCTGCTCGATTTTAGCCTGGATTATAGCTTCGAGATCCGTTATCTCCGCTATGCAGCGTTCAAGCGCAGGCTCAGGGTTCGGGCTATGCGGCATACCGTCGTAGTTCGGCGACCTCGGACAAAGCAAATTTGCCCGCAGTTCCGCAAGCCTCTCACGGTCAAGCTCTATCTCCTTGTCAAGGTAGTACAGCTGTGACAACTCTTTAAGCGTCATTTAACAGCCTCCTCTCGGGTTTTGTCGTGCTTTTCAATCTCCGGCTTCAGACAATGCCAAAACGGGCACAAAGGCTTTTCTCCGCCGGTCTGGACGAGAAACACACAATGCTCATTTGGGCACATCTCAGGCACTGCCATCACTCGCTTTCAAAAATCCCGTTTCAATGAGTTCTCGGCCGCATTTCGGGCAAACATACCCACTATCATCTCCTGCCTCGAATATCTTGCAGCAGTAATAACATCTCAGGCAGTGTGTTTCCCGGTCACTCGTCCGCTCCCGTATGTAGCGCCTGTTGGTCTCTTCCTGGGTTATTTGTTTCAGCATGGCAGCTCCTCGATTCTCACATAAATTCCCGGCACGGCAGCCCAAAACTTTTCGCTGATCTCCGATGCGACCTGCGCATCGTCCTTCCAAAAGCGCAGCCGGGTCATGCAGTCCTTTAATGCCTTTTCAAGGTTATCCGTATCCGGCTTTGTTATTTTTGGTTCGCCGTCCCGGTGCCGTGTACCGTCATTATCAAAGCACCATTTGACTATCAGTCTGACCGCGCCGCCGTATGGCTGTGCCGGGACATGCCCCGCGAGGTGTGATGTTAATTTGCTCTTGGTCGCCGCTTTCAGCTCGGTCGAATCGTACATTATCGGCTTACCGTTTTTGACCGTGATCCGCTTGTCGTGGTGTGTGACGGTCGGCGGCTGCATCGGCAAAAAAAATTCAGTTGTCATTTGTGTTACCTCCTTTTTGACTTTTTAAAATCGCCCTTGTCAGGGAAGGGAAGAAGTTGTGTGCGGCGGCAGCTTCAAGCCGCCACACTTCTTTCCCCTGACCTTGAGGGAAGGAAAATTCCCCACTTATATATGAAATATATAAGTGCTTTTTCCCTCCCAGAGAAAATCTCGGTATTAGACCGACTTTTTCCCTCCGAGAGAAAATCTCGGTATCAGACCGACATTTTCCCTCTAAAGGGAAGGGAAAAAAGACCGACTTTTTCCCTCTACTTTCTTCCGACTTTTCCGTCATCAATCCAAAATCCACCGTGTTCTTTCAGCCTGCTTCTGACGGTTTTTTGTGTCACGCCAAGATATTCAGAGAGGTTTTCAAGTGTGACATTGCCGTCCGTATTGCAAACATCAAATGCCGTTTCTATGCTCGCGGAACGGTCTTTTTTTCTTTCTTTCGAGTCCTTCTTGCTTTTAAAATTTTTCTGCCAGGTCTTGTTCCACGCCGGTCTATCATCTTCCGGCTTTATGTCCTCCAGCACTCCGGTATCATCTATCCGATGCACGGGGTAATCGAACCAAAGATTGACCGGAGCGAACTTCGGGAACTCACGCAGGGTGCCCTCGACGCGCCACGCGGTACGCTGCTCTATGCTGTTCCACGCTGTTCTGACTTCGGCAAGCATAAGATCGCGGGATGCCGGAGATAGACTCTCGCCGCACATTTTGAGCAGCTCGTGCGCGGTATTCTCTTCGTCCTGCGACGGTTCCGGCAGCTTGAAGCGGCGCATCCATTTAAGGCAGATTTCACACTGCGCCTTGTCCTCTTGCTGTTTGCGGATACCGTCGGTTATATCAAGCTCTATGAGGTCGAGCAGCGCGTCGGGGTCGCGGGCGAACACTCCGCTGCCGGACGCTCTGTCCATGCTCCTCTTGCCGCCCTGAGCGCCTTTTGAATGGTGGTGGCAGTAAATGACCGCGCAACTGAGCTCCGTGCAAACTTTGTCAAATTGGTTGCAAAAATGCGCCATCTGATCTGCGCTGTTTTCATCGCCTGTGATGATTTTATAAATCGGGTCAATGACAATGGCGATATAGTTTTTCTTTGCGGCGCGTCTGATGAGCTTCGGCGCGAGCTTATCCATCGGAATGGACTTGCCGCGCAGGTTCCACACATCGATGTTGTGCAGATTTTCCGCAGCCCAGCCGAGCGTTGTATAGACATCTTTAAAACGGTGCAGACAGCTCGCACGGTCAAGCTCGAGATTGACATACATTATCTTGCCCTGGGTACATTTGAAGCCCAGCCATTCGCGCCCCTCGGCTATGGCGCAGCACAGCTCTATCAGCGCAAAAGATTTGCCGGCCTTTGACGGTCCTGCGACAAGCATTTTGTGTCCCTGCCGCAGCACTCCGTCTATAAGCGGCGGCGCAAGCTCCGGCAGGTCGTTCCACACATCGGCGACGCTCTCCGGATCCGGCAGGTCGTCGTTTATGCTTTCAATCCATTCTTTCCATTCGTTCCATGAGCTCTTGCCGATGTTGGTATCAAGCAGATATTGTTTCTTTCCGTTGCGTTCAACGCCCGGCATACGGCTCAGCCGCGACGGATTTTTGTTTTGGCGGTCGATGTCTATGCCGTTTTTCTTGCACACATCATAGAGGTAATCAACACGCTTGCGGTATTCGTCAAAGTTTGCGGCATCGATACGTACAATGGCGTGCAGGCTCTTTCCTCCGCTGTAAACGAGACAGGCAATCGGCAGCTCGAGCTCGCGTATTATCTGATTTTGATGGGTGATGTCGGTCGTATCGGATTCGACCAAAGCATATCGGAACTCCGTCACATTTTCATTTTTGACGCCTTTGCCGTCCAGAGGATTGAAGCGTATCCACGCCCCCGCCTCCGGCTTGCAGTCGCCTATTACGCGACCTATGTCGCCCTCGCATTTGCTCAGAGCCTCTATAAGCTCTCCCGCAGTCCTGGTATACACGCCTTTCGTCGGCAGGTATTTACTGTCTTTTTCCCAGCTTTCGGTGACATAACCGACCGTCTCCCCCGCCTCAAAGAGCGTTTCGAGATATTTGGTAATCTGCTCTACGGGATTCCATTTGTCGGGAATATTCAACTCCTTGCCTTCAATCCAGCTTTTGTCGACAAGAACAAGATCATCCTTTTGTTCTCCGATAACGCTGTCCCAGTCAAGCGCGCCGTCATCTGCCTGAAAATGCCAGCCGTTATCTTTTGCCATCTGAACGATAGTCCCCGCCGTAACCGGTGCAGCGGCGCCGTTGAAGGTATTCCACTTTTTTTCGCAGTCGCCGGCATGATAGCGCTTGTCCGGGCGTGACCATTCATCCCAGTCATCGCAGCTGTATCCCTCATGCTTAAGCGCCATGCCGACTTCCACCCATTCGGAATATGTGCAAGCAGCCGGGTCTATGTATTTTATGAGCTCTTTTAAGTCGAGCTTTTCTTCTGTCATATCGTCATTGCCTCCGGTTTATAGTCTTTAGGCACAATGCCGCGCGGAACACGCCAATCGTTTGCAGCTATGCGATTTATCATCTTTGTTGCAGCGTCAAAGCTCCATTCGCCTACATGCAGAAAACCGCGAGATTCCAAAAAGCGTATTTGTTTCGGCGTTGTGAGACCTTCTTCGCGGCGCTTGCTGAGGCGGTCAAGCAGAAGCTTTGCCTTGCCGGCGTTCTCGATTGCGTCGGGAAATATACCGAGCTTTTCGAGCGTTTTAATCTGTTTTTCCGTCGGCGGAGCGCATTCCCAACCGAACGCCGGAACATAGCTTGAAAGATCCTGCGCGGAAATCGACATTTCATACTGCAGCGGGTCGACAAGTCTGCGCTTGCGCTTCCTCATTTCCTTGAGCTGCGCCGCAAGAGCTTCTTCACGCTGAGCGACAACATCGCTCTCCGCTTGCTGCTCGGCAGCCTCAATATCGACCGGACAGCCTGCCGCTTCGATATTCTCCGTCATCTTTTTTGCGACCTCTTCGTTTTCACATATCAGATGAGCAGGATGACAAAGTTCATGGCGTTCAGTGTGCCACAAGAAATCGAGCAGCAGAAGATCCTTTTTGCCGGGTGCAAGGCGCGTTCCGCGCCCAACCATTTGGCTGTATAGGCTTCTGACCTTTGTCGGTCTTAACACGATGACGCAATCGACCGCCGGGCAGTCCCAGCCTTCCGTCAAGAGCATGGAGTTACAGAGCACATTATATTCGCCGCGCTCAAAAGCTTCGATTATCTCCGCTCTGTCCTGACTTCCGCCGTTGACTTCCGCAGCCTTGAAACCGCGCTCATTCAGAATATCCCGAAATTTTTGTGAGGTCTTTATAAGCGGCAGAAACACGACTGTTTTGCGCTCCCTGCAGTTCTTTATCATCTCGTCGGCAATCTGATACAGATACGGATCCAAGGCGTTGTCGATATCGGCCGCCTTGAAATCCCCGTTCTGCATAGATACGCCCGTTAAGTCGAGAGCTAAAGGAATCGTGAGGGCTTTTATAGGCGAAAGATAACCGTCTTTGATAGCCTGCGGAAGAGTGTATTCATAAGCAAGGGAATCAAAGTATGTGCCGAGATTGCGCATATCGCCTCTGTCCGGCGTAGCGGTGACGCCTAAGACATGCGCGTCTCCAAAGTGCTCAAGCACGCGCTGATAACCATCGGAAAGGCAGTGATGCGCCTCGTCGATGATTATGGCGTCAAAATAGTCGCTGTCGAACTGTTCGAGCCGTTTTTCTCTCTGTAAAGATTGCACCGAGCCGACGGTTATACGGTACCAGCTGCCGAGGCAGCTTTCTTCGGCTTTCTCTGTGGCACACATCAAGCCGGTAAATTTCAGTATTTTGTCCGCCGCTTGTTCAAGCAGCTCGCCGCGGTGAGCGAGCACAAGAACCCGCTCACCGTTCTGAACACACTGCTTTGCAACATTAGCGAAAACGACTGTTTTGCCGGTGCCGGTCGGCAGGACAAGCAATGTGCGATTATTGCCGCTCGCCCACTCGTTGAATATTGCCCGTTCTGCTTCCAGCTGATAAGGTCTCGCGTCCAAGGATTAAAAATTCCCCGGAGTGAAAGCGGGACGCTGAGTGGATTCGTCCGGCTCAAGGAATTTCTTGACCTCATTGTAATAATTATCGTTGTAAAGCCTCTGCCCTATCTTGCAGTGGCCTTTTGAACCTACAACCTGCGCCCAGTTCATTCTCAGAGGTTCGCCGTGTTTCTTCTGACCGATACTGATAAAAAACGCGCACACAAGCCCTTCTGTTTTACGCGAGAGGAAAAGATTATGTTTGACAATTGCTGTGCCCTGCGGCGCGTCTATCTGAAGCGTAAGCTCCGCTTTCGGGCAGGCAGACATTTTCTCCGAGCCGTTGAAATAGCCGCGCTCAAAGCTTTTGACGGTGAATTCATATTCCCCTTCCGGCAGAAGTACAAATTCGTTTTCGGCTTCGATTACACTGTCCCAGTCGAGGGCGTCGTTTCTGTTGGTATTGTAGTTTTCGTTCATAGTTAATACTCCTTTTTATTTAAAATTTTCTTATATGATTGACGATGATATCGTAGACCTGCTCCCATGCGCCGATAAGGCAGCCGTTAATGAAAGCTTCGCCATAATTGAGAATTGGCGTGTCGGCAGTGAAGTAACCTTTCCACGCTACCGCACTTCTAAGCTCATCTTCGGTAACGTTGTTCGCCGTCATGAGTTCACGCAGCGCTGCCGGTAAGCCAGAACTCGGTTCAGTGTTCTCAGTGTTCGGGGTAGGCTCATCGGCATCGGCGGTAAACTCGTCGATTTTTGCCTTGAGCTCCTCTATGCTTTTTTTCGGCGGGTCGGGCAGCGCATTCGTCTGCGGCTTATCTTCCGGCGCCGCTGCGACATATGCACCGGAAGACGGAATAAACGGTGCGATGACGCTGAAATCGAAATCGACCTCGTCCGGCAGCCCGTATCTGTTCTTCGCATCCCAGCAGGGATGATGATTGGTATACATTACCCTTCTGCCGCCCTGTGCCTTTCTGCTGTCGGTCTTCTCGTCCTTTATCACGAACGTCTTATAATTGACGAAGAGAACCGTGTCTGCCCATTCTTTTACGATCGGCGCGACATTTTTTGAAAGTTTCATCTCCCAGCGGTCGTATGCGCCGAGCTCGTCCGGCTGCTCAAACTTACGCATTTTGGCGTGAGCGGTCAGCACGACGTTAATACCTTTTGATATAACCTCATTGAGCAGGTCAAGAAGCCTGCCGAACTCTTCGTAGAGCTTTGTATAGCCCTTGCCGTATCCGAAGTCCTCAATGCTCTGTTTGTGATTTACGGAACATATATGATTACTTGCAAGCTGCTCTGCCCAGTCCGCTGTGTCGATGACAAGCGTCATACACAGTTCGGGGTGATCGCGAACATATTTGACCTCTTCGAGAAGCATCGTCCAACTGCTCGGTTTGTCAAAACGCTTAACGTTCAGCCTCTTTGTGCTGCCTTCCGTGTCGATGAAAATCGCGCCCGGGAACTTGGAAGCAAAGGTTGATTTGCCGATTCCCTCCGGACCGTAAACTATGATCCGCTGTGCATCTTCGATTATTCCTGATGTTATGTTCATTAAAACTGTCCTGCCTTCCATGCTTTTTTAGTCTCCGTCGGTTCGTTCACCACATATCCGTCCTCTATAAGGACACTGCATTCATCGCCGGTGCTGACCCTCGTTGCTATCGCCTGCAGCCCCTCAGACTCAAGCCATTTGCCGAACTCAGCAAGAGTGTCAAGATCCATCTGCTCGAGCTTATCAAGCAACACAAACCCGCAACTGGGGTTGAGCTTGCGCACGATGGCCGTGGAAACCTTGAGCTGATCCGCTCCGGACATATTGTCCCACTTGAAGCCGTTGTATGTCAGCTCGCCATCCTTGACCGACAGCCCTGGCAACGGAAGCTGTGCGGACTTGAGCAAGTCGGTTTTCTTTTGCCTGACATCTTCAAGCTTGTTTGTCAGCTGACTGTACTGAGTCTGATACGCTTTCGCATCCTCTTCCGCTTTCTCTTTTTCAAGGTTGGCACGGATTTTAATGTTGATTTTCTCAACATTTTCAATGTCCTCTTCAAGCTCGGCGGTGCTCAGATCCTCGAGGTGCTCCGTCTCCATGTGCGCGATTCTGAGGTCATCCATAAGGCTCTGCTGCTCCGTCATAAGACGTTGAAGCTCAGCCTGGATTCCGTTTATTTTGCTGTTGACGGCGTCATAGTGATGCTGTATCTCGGCGGCTCGGTCACGCTTACGCTTATTCTCGGCGTTATGCGCCATAATACATTGCTGCTGTTTGATAAGCTCGGATGCGGAAATCAGCTGCTCCGGTACATCCGGATACTCCGTCATCTCTCTAGCATACTTGAGTTTCTGATCGGCTATCTGTCCAATCATGTGGCGCTTGTTGTAGAGCTCCGTCTCGTCGTGCTCAAGCTGTGCGAGCCTGTCTCCAACGCCGATTATGCGCAAAAGTGTGTTGGCTTTTTCCTTGTTTGATGCGGTCATGAACCTCGGCAAATCAAGCGCAAGCTGAGAAATAAACTCGTTTATAAGCTGCTGACCGCCTTTTCTGCCGGTAGGGTCTGTGACCTTCAAGGTGCTGTTCTTCCCGGTGCGCTCCACTATGATGCCGCTGTCCATTGTGATTTTGAGATTGGGCGGCAGTACAGAACCCTCACGCTGTGGCTCTGACGGACGAAATCTATCGCCCCCAAGCGCCCATGCAATGCTGTCGAGCACAGAGGTCTTACCCTGACCGTTACGCCCGCCTATCACAGTCAGACCGTTTTCGGTGGGCTCGATTTTGACCGCCTTAATACGCTTTACATTCTCGAGCTCAAGGCTGTTTATCTTCATTTGACATTAGTCTCCCTTCGTGTTATCATGATGTTGAGGTTTTACCTTTGCCGTCTTCGCTGCCCACTCAGCGTTGGCGGCTTTTATAATATGCGCAGTAATCGTCTGTCGGCGGCGACTCGCGAAAAATCCCGGTCTCGTGGGTGTACATGCACGCCGTGCCGTCCCAGTCGCCGCACGGCGCTGCCATGCGTCTGCGCCAGTCACAGCTGTTGCAAATCGCCATTTTGCGCCACGGGTCTCGTCCGCGCTTCGGTGCCGGTGCCGGTGCTGACACGATTACTTGCTGCCGCCGATGATCGGTCAAGCCGGCGAGATAATCAATTGACACATCAAAATACTGCGCTATGTTAACTGCCATCGGCAGCGACGGACAGCTCTTGCCATGCATATACGCCGATACCATGTTAGGCGCGGTGCCGAGTGCCGCGGCAAGGTCTTTCTGCGTGACTTTCGGCACGCTTTCGCGCATCAGGTCTTTTAGCCTGGCGGATAGGATTTGCACGTCGAACGGGCTTTTAGTCGTCTGATTTCCCATTGCGTTTTGTCTCCTTTCTGTTTAAAATTTTTGCTTTGAGGTCGTCCTCAAAAGCTATGAGCTTGTCCTCATGCCAAAAGCCATAGATGATAAGCACGACGACAAGGATCTCAAAAGCGGTTTGAATTGCAAATTTAAGTGCCATTTTCTTTCTCCTCAAAAAAGCTCATTTGTCTTTCGCTCCAATCGATATATCTGTCCTCCCACTGCACCCCTATGTAGTCCAGCACCCTGCCCCAGCCATATCTGTCATTGGTCTTTGGGTCGGTCACGCATCGGTACATCCAAAATTCCCACTCTTTTTCGTTTTTCTCCCGAAGTCGGTCAAATCGATGTGGGCGTTCTTCAAGGTGTATGCCAAAGCCGCACATGGAACAGCCCGTCCTTTGCGCTCCTGTGGTGTACAGCTCTCCTATGTCACCCTCCCACCTCTGATTACGCGACTTAATCTCGCCGTATATTTCAGGAATTGGAACGTTTAATTCTGTCGCAAGCTTTAAAAGGTCTTGTCTCGTGAATATTGCAAACGGGCAGGATCTTATGGATGTTTCCCCGAAATAATTGCATCCATTGAGCATCAGGCTCTTCTCTCTTCTGCCTCCCTCCGAAGCCATAAGGCCAAGAAACGGAACACTGTTGTGCTCTTTAGCCCAATCATTACAGGGCTTCTCCTTGAGGTAATAACAGCATTTGTTACTCACAAGAAAGTTGGGTTTTTGATATTCAACGCCCTCATTCTCGTTTTCATATCCGCCGAACAAATTTAGCCATTTTTGCGGCAGTTTCATTCGGCTATTGGTACGGTTCCCGCCATATTCGCCTGTCTCGCCTGTAATTATGGCGTGTCTGACTGTTGCGTTATCAGGAGTGGGATTTTGTAATAGGTAGATTTTGTTCGCCTTTTCCTTGGACAGAACAGGAAACCCGAACTCCTGTAGAATCTGCGCCTTTGTCCACGGCTTCCCATCCGAACGGAGCGCCGGCTTTAAGCGCTCAACACCGAGCTGCTTATGTACGCGCTGAATGCTTACATCTTCGAGGCTTGAGACACTCACAGCAGGAACGTCAATTCCGATATCGCGCAGAAATAGTAGCAGTGTGATGCTGTCCAGTCCTCCGACGGAAACATGGCAATTCAACCCCCGCTTCTCGCACTCCTGCACGAAAAACTCTGCAACCTCTCTCGCGTGAGCCACCTTCCGACCATATGACCATTCCTGTTTTTGTCTAAAAGCCTTAATCGTCCATACGTCGGCTTCGGACAGACCCTTTTCCCAGCCCATGTTACCCCTCCTCAAAAAATCGGTGCCCACCGATGGTGCAAACATAGGTCTGCGATTCGTGCCACTCGCTGTATACCAGCTCGGGCGCATAAAAATAAAGAATGTCTGCGTCTGTCACCGTCTCGCCGGCATCAAAGACTGCGGCGACGGCTTCCCTCGTCTCTGCGTTCGGTTCTACCCGGCGGTCGGTGTAACCATACTCCGCAACTATCTCCGCGGGGCGTTTGCCAGTCTTTTCACACGCATTTAAAATGCACTGTGAGACCGCCATTTTGCCATCAAACGGCTCGATTCCAGATTCAGCCATAACAACCTTGCATATAAGCTCTCGCTCGTCTGCGGTCAACCGGTAGCGTGCTGTGGGTATCTGCGCCGATACCGTCAGCTCGGGCGCAATAATCGGTTCTGTCTCCGGTATCGTGATTTCCTCAGGAACCGCTGCCGCCGCGAAAAGCAAGACAAGCGCCAGCACTGCGGCAATTGTTAAAAATCCTTTTGTCATTTTGATGTCTCCTTTCTGTTTTTGCCCTTAGCTCACCATCAGACCGATGTCTCCGCGCTTGAACTGCTCAAGCCGGTCAAGCCTAATGTAGTACGAGTACGACCCGCTCGGATTTTTGATCGCGATACAGAAGGTGCATTTTCCCTCCCTCGCGAGCAGACGGATCTGATGCGGCGGTATGTAGATAACCTCTCTCAGGTACATTGACGCCTCGTCGACTGACATAAGTGCCATTTTTTTACGCATGGTTTTTGTCTCCTTTCACGAGAGCGCTTTCAAGAAGCGTTCTTTTCCTTTTACGGTGATAAGCATCTGAACACCTGTCCAGTCGGTCTTATCGTTGTATGTCTCCTTGACGGTGAACAGCCCTGAATCGACATGCTCCGCATAGGGCATCAGCCTGCCGCGCTTGTCGCGGTAAATGTACTTGTGGTCTATAAGCCACTTTACGAAGTCGTTCTGCTTCAGCCCGAGAAGCTTTGCTGTCTCTCTGACACCGGTAAGGCTCTCGCGGTCGCACAGACCGTCAAAATATTCCGCTTTTGGCTGCATAATGGCGTTCTGAACCGAGAGGTTAGCGTTTATAGTCTTGAATCTCTCAAGCCTTTCCTCAGCCATTCTGAGAGCTCTCGACATCACCGCTTCGGGTGAGTTCCACTCTCTTTCAAGCTGCAAGAAATACTGTCTCGCCTGCTTGCCTTTCTCGTTGCGCTGAAGCATACAGATTTCTTTTGCCATGTCGATTGTGAGTTGTGCGTCGGTTGCCGGTCTACCACCGGTACTTTCGGACAAAAATGTCTGAAAGTCCGCGCCGTCTGTAAAACCGTATTCGCACATTCTCGAAAACCACTTGTTAAAAGGTGTTTCCACTTCAAGAAATTCGTGGAGGTCTCTCGCTAAGACCGTCGGTCTGTCGCTCTCATAGTTGATTTTGATTAACTCGTTCATTTACAAAGCTCCTTTATATTGACTTTTAGTCTTGAAATTTATATACTAAAAACAAAAAATGTAGAGGTGTGTCATGAAAGTTTCTAAAACAACGAATGTTACTCTCCCGGCATCTGCTTCCTGGAGAATTGAAAAATTTTCATTGCTTGAACTTTTTAAGACTATTGAAGATGAGTACACCGCACTGATTCCGGCATCGGAGAATTATCGAACTACCGTAGTCGTCTGTCGCGACATAAGCGACGAGACAAGGTACACTTTAGAGGAATTTAAGAAGCACTTTTCAGACAGTACGCCTTTTAAGTCTATAACTCTTCTGTGTACCAACGCACTCGAAGGGTCCGCGTACCTTTATCTTGATACCGAAAGCATTCTGTATAAGACTCCATATCAGTGCTACATTTCAATTTCTTCCTCAAGTCTCACAGAAGCAGAAGCAGAAGATTTTTTAAAGAAGATGACAGCTCTTGCTATTTCGTTTTTATCGGAAACAAATGCAGCGCAGAACATCGAAGATTCCCGCATCCAACAGGCACCTGCTTCAAAGACTCAAGAGGAATCATGCAGTGGTGATGATGACAACGCAAACCACGATCACCCAAACAGCAAGCGCCACAAGAAAAGGGCTGCATTCTGGGATTTCGCCAAAAAATTGGGATTGCTTATCACCATTGTGGGTGGCATTATTACCATTCTTTCTTCTTTTGGCTTTCGCAGTTGCACGCAGCACAATGATAATTTGAAAAACCAAACATCCAGTGTTAATAGCGAAACAGATTTTACCTAACACCATATAGTCACACCCCCCTTTTTCGACTTCCGGGCGAGTAGTTGCCGCTGCTCGCTCAGAAGCTTTTTTATTTGCTTCTCAAACTTTGTCATGGTCATCTCCTTTCTGCGACCCTCAAAGGTCGAGTATTTTGAATGACCCATCGCGCTTAAAAGTCGCTTTAAAAGCGACTCAATGGCCAAAAAAAATCGACGCTGGATTTTTGATGTCGAGGATACTTATCATAGCCTCTATCTCGTTGCTGTTAAGAACGCCTTTGTTGAGCTTGCGATTAAGCGTAGCTTCATGAATTCCCATTCGCTTCGCTACATCCGCCTGGGTCATCCCGTGTGCTCGTATTAAGCCTTTAATTTCATCCGTAGCTATCATATTTTCACCTCCTTGGTCGCTTTTTACGCTACTATACTAACATTCAAAAGAACACTTGTCAAGCGTTTTTGCAATATTTTTTCGCTTTTTAGTTGACTTTTGCCGTAAATCTGCTACAATGGTCATGGAGGTGCGAGATATGTCTTTAGGTAATAATATAAAATATGCACGAAAGGCCGCTGGCTTAACACAAGAGGATATTGCCAGAGAAATCGGCGTTTCCAAACAAACTGTCCAAAAATACGAGAGCGGCATCATCACCACTATCTCATCCGATAAAATCGAGATTATCGCGAAATTGCTCAGAACTACACCGGCTAAATTGATGGGCTGGGAAGACAACACATCAGCACAATCATTTAAACTTTTTTCTCCCAATGTAACTGATGACGTGGTTACCTTTCCGGTTCTTGGCAGCATCGCTGCGGGGTACAATGAGATGGCTATAGAGGACTGGAGCGGAGAAACAATAGATGTCCCGCGCTCTTTTCTCAAGGGACGAAGCAAATCCGACTTTTTTGTTCTCAAGGTACACGGCGATTCAATGTATCCCATATACCACACCGACGATAAAGTCCTCATTCTTCGGCAAACCTTTGTCGAGCGCAGCGGAGATGTCGGAGCCGTTATATATGATGGAGAATGCGCGACGCTTAAGCGTGTCGAAATTTTTGACGATATGGTGAGGCTCAGTCCGCTTAATCCTTCCTACCCACCCAAAGAATTGACAGGCGCAAATCTCGAGCAGTATCACATCATCGGCGTTCCTTATCTCCTCGTGAGAGAGATAATTAAAAACTAATTAAGAAAGCAGTCGCCCATCTGAGCGCGGTTAGATGAGCAGCAAAGTACAGATTATTGTAAAATTTTTTAATGTTCTAAAAATATATTGAATATTTTAGCCATTTGGGCGTAAAATCTTGTTGTAACTGTGTTTCAGTTACATTAAAGGGGCTGTTTATTTTTTGAGTCAGATTGAAAAATTGGTAGAGCGTTTTTTGAGTATTCCTAACGACTTAACTTATAAGGAGTTGGTTAGTGTTCTTTCTTACTTCGGATATAAAGAATTCAACTGCGGCAGCACTTCTGGCTCTGCGGTTCGCTTTGTCGACGAAAATAATAATATTATCAATATGCATAAGCCACACCCACAAAAGATAGTAAAACGATATGCTATAAAAGATGCTATAGCTAAATTAAGAGAGGATGGAAAACTATGAAGGAGAATATAATGGAGTACAAGGGTTATTACACCGCCGTGCTCTATGATGCAGAAGACCAGGTTCTGCACGGAAAAATTGAAATGATAAACGACCTGGTTACATTTGAAGCCGAGCGTGTTGATGAGGTTGAAAGTGCTTTTCACGAAGCCGTAGACGATTATTTGGAAATGTGCAAGGCATTATCCAAAGAGCCTCAGAAGCCGTGCAAAGGACAATTTAACATAAGAATACGCCCCGAACTGCACCGACAGGCCGCAATAGAGGCATTAAAAGCAGGCATATCATTGAATCGTCTCGTCGAAATATCTATTGAAAAAGTAATTGCTGATGGGCAAAGCGATGTTATTGATGAAATAAATGCATCTGAGCGAAGGATCAAAGAGGCTGTCATAGTTGCAAACAATACACTTTGGGATAATATTACAAGCACTAAAAACCTTTTGTCTTTGGAGGTAAAACAATGAATCTTTTTGATTATCTTAACGACAAGCCGACTGTCGCTCTTTGCGCTGTCGACGCCTTAGATGACAGCGTCCTTAGCAAGCTGCCCTCACTCCAAATAAGCATTGGTGACAACATAGATATCGACACAGCGGAAAATCCGGAAGGGCAAGTGTCTGTTATATATTCAAGGCGCGTTTCCGCAACCCCAGAGCCGCTTATTTCAATAAACATCTCATTTAGGATTATATGCACCCTGAATGACGATGGAATGAAGCTCAACAAAAACGATATTTTGGAGCTGCTTAAAGCAGACAAAAAAATAATATCCATGTGTGCCGCAAAAGCTTCGCTGCTTCTTTCTCAGCTAACAACGCTTATGGCCGGCAACACACCCGTCGTTACGCCGCCAACTTTTGTTGACGATTAAATAAAAAAGAACCCTCGGTGTTCCAGCACCGAGGGCTCAGGCATCAACACACACCATGCGTATAGAGTGGATTGATATAATTATTATATCATCCGCTCCGGCAAAACACAAGTGAAAAGGAGCGGATTTTTTAATGGCAAAGCGTGAAAACGGTGAAGGCAGCGTATATAAACGCAAGGATATCAAGCGGCGCCCCTGGGTCGTCGCGCTGCCGGCAAGTTATAGCCTGGACGAGCAGGGCAAGATGATTAAAAAGCAGGAAATCCTCGGACACTACGCATCGAGCAAAGAGGCAAAAGCTGCTCTGGCTCACTACCTCGAACACCCGGTCACAGAGATAAACATGACCGTTGATGATTTGCATATGATATGGCTATCCCGCCCGGAGTATAAAAACATATCCAAACAGTCCCGGGATTGCTACAACGCCGCCTGGAAGAAGATTCCCGAAGATGTAAAGGCTATCAAAATGCGCGAGCTGAGAACGGAAGACATGCAGAAATGTATCGATGCATACAGCGCACAAAGCGGCACTTCGCTCTCATATATAAAAATCACATTTTCGCGTCTTTATGCACTTGCGTTAGAGAGAGACATTTGTTACAAAGACTATTCTAAATTCGTTAAGCTCCCAAAGAAAAAGAAAAACGAAATACATCCATTTTCCACCGAAGAAGTGAAAAAGATAAAGGCTGCCGCACAAGCTAATGTCCCATACGCCGATATCATTCTCATCCTGATTTACACGGGATTTCGTATTTCTGAACTACTCGCCCTTACTCCGGATGATTACATAGCGGATCAAGCCCTGCTCATAGGTGGTCTGAAAACCGAAGCCGGAGAGAATCGCCATGTTCCTGTTCTGCCGGTGATTAAGCCGTATATAGAAGCACTCGTAGCAAAGCAAGGTAAAAAAATAGTATGCCGTGATGACGGCGAGGGATACAGCTCGAGCTACATGCGCAAAAAATATTACGACTGCCTTGAAGAGATAGGAGTTAAGCGTCTATCCCCCCATTGTTGCCGAAAAACATGTGCAACAATGATGGTAGAAAGCGGTGTATCACCCGAAGCTACACAAATGATTCTTGGGCACGAAGAATACAGCACGACCTTAAAATACTATGCACTTGTATCAGACAAAACTCTTCACGAGGAAATGACGAAGATATCTTAAAATCCGTAGTAATCCCGTAGTAACGCTCGATTTTTGTTTAGTGTTTATCGGCTACCACGCACATCCAAGCTACTATATGTTGTGCTTTTCTCCGCAATTTGCTATGTGTATGTACTACATATTTGACTTTTAATCAAGGTGTCCGGAGTTCGAATCTCCGATGGATCACCAAAAGATAAGTCTTGAAATCGTTGTGTATCAACGGTTTCAAGGCTTTTTTTCATTTCTATTTCAATGCTCCCGATTCAGTCTCGCATCTATTGTAAACCTACAGGCGCTTTGTTACATTTTCAAATTGCTTGACACTTGAATCGGAATCGCGTATACTGTGTATATAGCCATCGGTGAGAAACAGGACACTGAGCAATTGTAGCCCAGCCTTCTGGAGTAAGCCGGTGGCTTTTTTGCATTCATACAGTATATTCATGAGCTTGGCGACTGCCTTCTTGCTGTTCTTGACACTGATGTTGTTTACTTCCTCGTCGGTGTACTTTTTTTCGGGCTGAGACTGCTCTTTCTGCTCCTCGGCGCCCTGCCCCTCCAAGGTTTCGACATCCTTTTTTTCTTCTGCCATTTTTTTACACTCCTTTTCTCAGTTAAGGTCAACTGTTACCCTGTTTTACGATACAGGCAAACGATTTTTGGATATAAAAACAGCGCTTTGCATTTGACTGCAAAACGCTGTAATTATTATGTTGTGATATGACAAAACCGCCTCGCTTTCGCTTGGCGGCTTGTTATTTATTATTGATCCTCTTCGTCAAGAGTATCTTTTCCGAAAGCTTTTATATAGCTCTCGGTGAGGTCTTTTATGATAATCGGGGCTTCCTCTTCGTCCAGTATTCCGTCGAGGCGACCTTTGAGCAAATCCTCATAGTAGAGATAGAGCTCATCGCTCATGGCTTCGCTGAGATCGTTGTTGTCCACTTCCCACTTTATCAGCGGAAGTACCGCGTTAAGGCGCTCAGCTTCTTCGAGGATATCCTGATCGAATTCTGTAAGATATGAGTTTTCGAGCAAATCCCCCGTTTTCGGCTGTATACCCGTGCTTAAACGGCTTTCAAGAAAATTTTTTGCCCACTGATAATCAAGGTCATACTTCATCTTTTTCTCATCCTTTCTTTCCAAACATTTCCTTCAACCTTTTTGTTTGAGATAACATTTACCTCAACATCCGGGTATAGTTCTTTAAATTGCTGCATTACCCCTTTACAGCTATCGCACATTCCGCGTTCGGAAAGCATACATATCTTTTTAAAAGGGCTCGCTTCATACAAATCGGCGAAGAACTCGAAGAGCTTTGCTTCAGTATCATTGTAGGTTTCTTTTCTTATTGTTCCGTCCATTTTGGGAACATCTATATATTTAAAGCGGCGAGCTTCTTTAAGTAAAACTAATTTTCCGGTTCCTTTATATCCTCTGCTATCTTCCACTTTGGATATAGCGCTATGCGCATAATACATATTGTCAAAATCATCATCGATATATGCACCGGCAATGTTTCCGCTTCTTTTAAATCCGCTTGTAAATTTCAGTCGCTTCTCATAAATAACCTTTTTATCAAACCGCAAGATTTCATCAGTAGAGAAATTGCCTGAATCTATCTTGTATTGATTCACAAAGCGGTATTGCCTTTTAAGCGTCTTCCACTTTTCAGGATCATTATACTTTATTTTTAAGAATTCATCAAGAGAATCCGGCACATTTTCTTTTAAGACTGCCGAATACCGCTCGAACTGGTCTCTGTTGTAGGAGGACACTTGTGTCAAAGTCTTGGGCGGGTAATATTTAAGCTTCCCGGTAAGAGGATTTATATTATCCGCAAGCCACTCTTCATATGTCGTTTCCGCCGGAATAAGCACGGTTTTCCCGGTCTCGGGATCCAATGCCCGGCGTTTGAGTTCGGCTCGGTTTTGTCCCTCTATGACTGCCGTCGTAGT